TCAGCAATCTGCTGAAGAGCTGCCTCATTCTTCTCAAACTTCTGAATCTCCTTTACAAACCTCGGCTCAAGGAACTCCACGAGAATATCTGCGTACCGATCAGGACTCACCACCACTCGGCCATCATGCAACACAGATACGCCCACCGTATCCATCTCCTTTGTCCAGGTCGCATTGGTAATGTGCAGACACATGGGGCACGTGTCGTATATCTCTGGCACGAACTGGCTAGGGCTGATGACACAGAAGGAGCATGGAGACTCGCAGGGAGGGAGATGCCTCATCTTTCGCAGAAGACGGCTCTCGACCAGAATGCCTTTATGGTCATCCATATACCGGGTCACGCTCATGGTCATAGAGAGAAGGGCGTTAGGAGATTTACCGATACTCTTTACATCGACAAAGAGTCCATGGCTGCTCACCAGGAAGGGCAGATCCTGGAAGATGTTAGAGAGAGAAATATTGGTGAAGGATGTCATTGGCATGGGGGGACGGGTCTTTGAGAGGTCGGCGGTTTCATTTTTTTTGGCGAATCGCTGCCTCGAGGGTCATGCGGTAGTTATAATAAGGGACGAGACTGCGTGCAGGTTTTCCTTTCATCCAGGCCATGAGCTTGGTGCGGGTATCTTGGAGCTCGGTCAGGGAGAGCGAGGTCACAGTGACTATGGGGTAGTCGAGGGTCATGGTGGCGAGCTTGGTGGTGAGCGTGTCGACGGGATCGGGTGTTGGTTTTGCTTCTTTGGCCTCCGCTAAAGCAGAAGCAAAGGCAGAGGCTGACAAGGCAACCTTCCACGGTTTCGGCACACAGGTCTTGCAATAGTCACCGCTGTATCCTGGAGGAGGCACAGAGGCGCACCATCTGCAGAGTTCCACAGCACAGGTCTTGCAGGCCGTGCGGGGCTGGTGATGCCAGCAGGTTGCACAGCCATCGTGTCTTACCACAGGAACAGGATGAGCAGCAGAACCAACCCCAGAGGGAAAGTCATGATCAAACCAGCCATACCAATCTTTCTGCAAGGAGTAGCGCCGAAAGCATTCGTCGCAGCAGGAAACCCTGTCATCGTCCTTGTTAATTCTCTTTGTGGCAGGCTTTCCACACGCCTGAATACGTCCATCGACGTGTATACGGGCTTCACACATGGGGAGACTCCTTTCTCCCCCACAGCGCAGTTCATTTTTATACGGAAGACCAGTCAACCAGAAATCCTTTGGTAAGAACTTTATTTGTTGCTGTGATATCCACCCACACCTCTTGATATGAGATTGTGCAATCAGGAAACATCTCCTGAAGTACAGGAAGAAAGTCGCTGTCATCAATAACGGGAAGATGTGGGTGATGTACAAGTGTTTTCTTGTATTGCTCGATCTGGGGGTTCTTCAAGTTGTACAAATATGAGGTTTTGCCAGAAATTGCTTCATTCTTCACAATACCACTTACGTGATTAAGGATTTGCTGAATCTGCTCGCGCTTCGTTTGTGCTGGAAGGCTTTGAAGATATGCACGGCTCATTGGCATTAGGACATTCTCTCCCCCATGGCGACAGTTCATTTTTATACGGAAGACCAATGTGCCACTTAAAGATTCCTCTACACAATCTCCCAGCAGCAGCTTAGCAAAGAGGAATTGCGATGGGCTCATAACCCATAGGTCCCTGGATCGAAACCAGGAGCTGCTATTGTCATGCGAATCATTCGCATTACAAGAGCAAAAAGTTGATTGATCGACCGACCATCTTCTTCAGTCCAATGGAACCAACATTTATCGAAGTCTGTTCAGGTTGTGGAGGGTTGAGCACGGGATTTATCCGCGCGGGATTCAAGCCTATTCTCCTGAACGAAATCATCAAACCCTTTTGCGAAACGCTCAAGATCAATCATCCAGGCGTCCTCATTCAGAATTCCTCGATGACCGATCTTGATCTCAGTGCCCACAAGGGAAAGGTCGATGTGTTACAGGGAGGTGTGCCGTGCCAGGCCTTTTCTCAAGCAGGAGAGCGCCGTGGATTGGAGGATCCTCGTGGCAAGCTCATTGTCCACTTTAACAAACTCATTCTGGATTGTGAGCCCAAGGTATTTGTGGTGGAGAATGTGAAGGGCTTGACGACGCATGAGAAGGGAGCGACCTTGGCGTCGATTCTGGAGATGTTCGGGAATGGGGGGAAGTATCGTGTCCAGGTGAAGGTGTTGAATGCGAAAGACTATGATGTTCCCCAGAAGCGCGAGAGGATCTTTATTGTGGGAGTGCGTAGTGATATTCAGAAGGAGTTCACGTATCCAGCGAAATCTGCGACGCCTGTCTTACTGAGGGATGTCCTGGTGAATGTTCCTGAGAGTCCAGGCATGACTTATTCACAGAAGAAGATTGATGTGATGAAGCTGGTACCTGAGGGAGGATGTTGGGTGAATTTGCCTGAGGAGGTGCAGAAGAGTTACATGGGTGAAAAGGGATTGGCTGCGGGGGGTGGAAAGCGAGGCATTGCACGGCGACTGGCGATGAATGAACAGTGTTTGACGCTGACGACATCGCCGTGCCAGAAACAGACGGAGCGATGCCATCCCTTGGAGACTCGGCCATTGACCGTGAGGGAATATGCGAGGATCCAGACCTTCCCTGATTCGTATGTGTTTTCTGGGAGCGTCGGGAATCAATATAAGCAGATTGGGAATGCGGTACCCGTGAATCTTGCGTATGCCATGGCGAAGCAGATAAAGAAGTTTCTAGAGTAGCGTCCTAGCTTCGCTAGAGAAGAGGCCAGTTCGCTTTTTGTTTGACACGCAGAGTATTTGCCAGGGTTTGTCCACCTACATTGGCAGATTGTGCATGTATACCTCCATACAGACGACTCATACCAGCTTGGTTTGCGATATCTTGCCAGGTGGTGAAGCTCAGGGTAACAGGTGCCGCAGGAAGAGTTGGCTGGACTTCTAAAGAATTTGACCCGATCGTAAAGGTTCCATACCGATTTCCAGCTTGACTTCCCAGAATGGGAGACACGAGGGAGATTTGGTTGAAAGGAGCCACGACGGTGGGAAGGTTCGATCCAAACCAATCCGTCATGACATTTGCGAAGGTCTGGGTAAAGGTACTATGACCAGAAGGAAAATCAGGAAAGGGTGGCGTCACCACATTCGAGGGTTGGAAGGGTACCCATACATTTCCAAGGATGGTGGTTCCGTCGTATTTGATGATATTGCTAGAGGGGTAAGTTCTGCGGATCTCTTGGATAGGACGGGCTTGCAGATGGCTGCCCTTGAGAGTCCAGCAGAGACGGGAGGCGTCAAAGAGACCAACCGATAAATCGAGGCCAGAGTAAAAGAAGGTATCGAGAGATACACTTTGACACAGCATATACTCTTTCCAGAACCAGATCGACATTCCAGGAGGAGCGACTGTATTTGGTCCTCCTGCCCAGAACTCTGCGATCACTTTTTGTGTGTCAGTCAGAGTCTGGCTCGTCGCGAGAAGAGCGAGTATTTCTGCGGTTCTCTCAGAACCGGTGACAAAATACGCATCCGCTGCAGCTATCGCAGCCGTTTCGTCGTTCGAGCCGAGAGAGGGACTTAGCACACTTCCCCAGCCATAGGTCAGGTAGTTTTTCTTTGATGTACCAATCTGTACCGGTGTCCAGCGGTCTGGAAATTGGTAATTGGTCGTATCATTGAAGTTCTGGGAGGTGGCTACATCAATATAGGTGAACTGATTTGTAGTCGCATTGTAATTGACAACATTCGATGCAGGAAGGTTTGATGCGGCGATGTTGCCGTCCCCAGACCGATACGTGTACCAGGTCATCCATCGTGTGGAGAATGCGGTGAACTGTGGTGTATAACTCGTAATACCATTTGTCCATCCAGGAACCAAGTTAGGCATGATGAAGGCGAGTGTCTGCTGCATCCAACTGTACCAGGAGTCTCTGCCAACTGTGTTTCTAACTCCCCAATCCCAGGTATCATGAACACCCGTCTTACATCCTGCAATCGCGTTATAGGAGGCTGTTACGCTGAAGAAGAAGAGATAGAAGAAGCGAGACCCTCGAGTGGGTCCAAGGTTCTGAGATGCACAACGGGCAAGCAGATCACTCAGGGCGCTGAGGACGGCTGGTTGGATCAGTGCGGTGGTATCAGGTTCAGAATCCCCTGTAACTGGATCAGAGGGAAGCTGGCTGCCGGTAATAGCATGACGAAATACCGTAGGCATTCCTCCAATGTCGGCTTTTAAGAACTCAACAGCAGACTTGAAGTGTTTCATCGTTGGATTCTGTTGAACGTAGGAAGTCATTGCCTGGTTTCGTCTGATTTCGGTCAGGCGTGAACTATCCATCTAAAAAAGGGGGTTATATTTGGGGTTTTGGTTTGGGTTTTTGGTTTAGGGTTATATTTGGGGTTTTGGTTTGGGTTTTTGGTTTAGGGGCTTTACTCTCTTGCCTTGCCCATCACGATCTTGTACTGGTCATCCGTCAGGAAGCCGAGCTCAGAATACAGGGGACCCTGCTCTAGCGTGGGAGAAGGGATGTGCTTGGTGTAGGGGCGGCCTTGCTGAGCATCCCAGATGGCGTTGGAATCTGCGTCGAACATGAAGGCCTTGGTCTCAGCGGAGGTCATGCAGAGAAGCTGGGCGTCTCTCGCAGCGTCAGCGGCGGCCTGCTTACGCCTGAGCTGGATGAGAGTATTTAGCTTAATGTGCTTTTCCTCCTCAGCAGCGCGGCGCTTCTCCTCCGCATTGATCTTAGCCAGCTCTTCATTCTTGGCGGTGAAACAATCCTTGGCGATCTCTGCCTGCTCGTCTAGCCACAGGAACCAAGCCTCCCTCTCCTCGCCCTCGAGGCCTGTTGGCCAGAAGGTGCGCCTGCCAGCATAGTTAGAGCGCCACCCCAACAGACTCTCCTCTTGCATCTCCGCGTCATCAGGAAAGTCGCCCCTGCTGTACGACTTCTTCCCCATATACCACCACCCATTGGTCATGAAGAACTTCATTCCGTACTTCCCAGTGGAATCCTCGTACTGATCCGTGCAGAAGGCGTCCTCCCAGCCATCATAGGAACGGTCGGCCTTCTTGGCATAGCGGGCAGTTGAGATCATCCAGCCATCTTGCTCGTCACCGTTCGTGCGAATGACTGTATAAGAGGCAGAGGTGAGCTTGGCAAGATTCTCTGGAGAGATGGCGCGCAGGTCGTAGGCACAGACTTTCGAGACACTGTGACCCATGGTGAGACATTCAGTAGACAGCCACGAAGACTTCATTTTTTACAAAAAAAGAGCGGGGCTCTTTGGTCTTTTTGGATTTGTTTATGTGTATTGGTCTTTTTGTATTGGGTTATAGGGTGTTCACGCTGGTCTTAGAAGTGGTGGCCGAGGGGAATGATAGCCTGGCGGTAGAAGGCGTAGATCTTTGGCTTCCCCTTCTCATCCTTTGCCACGTTCATCTCCTCAAGAGAGCTGTAGACCATCTCTCCGCAGTAGATACCTGTCATGACACGTTGGTTCTGCCAGTTCACACGGGAGGCGGGAGTGATAGCCACATGAATGCCCTGGGCGAGGACAACATAGATCTTCTGGGGTGAGTGAGTCTCCCAAAAGCGACTCGTATCGCCACATAGAGTCACCCTCCTCATATGCATAATCGTTCCCCTCCTGTCATGCCAGGCAGATCGCCACTCATTGATTGCCCTATAGAGGTCATTGCGTGTTGTCTCGTCTTGCTCCCTTGCCTTGATCTCACGAATGAGGTTCTTAGCCTCAGCAATCTGTGCCGTGTACCTTTCCAGGTTGCGCTGGAGATAAGCCAGGTGAGGCTGGGTGGGCGTTTTCTCACCAATCCGTGTGATGACCTTGTAGCGCTTCGCCAGCTGCTCGATCTTCTCCACATCATTCCCCGTCACCTTGACCGCCTTACTCGCCTGACGCTCCTCGGGGGTCTTGACGGTGATGGTACCTCCCTCAGGAAGACTGGCGCGCCAATCAGCCTCTGTGGGGAAGAGCTTCTTGGCTAGAAAGCACCGCCAACTCTCATCCTCGTACTCTGGCTTACCCTCTGTAACAGACTTCACTTGGAGAATGCCGTTAGAAGTGACAACGCTGATGCGGTAGGTGTCAGCGTCCAATGCCCAGCGCAGACTGGTGCTAGGGGTGCGTACAGGAAGAGGTGCAGGCTCAGGGGCAGAGGCAGCCATCATCTGCTTCACCTCAGCCATCATGTCATGCACACACTGGGGGTGTACAGCCGAGACGGGAGAATCCACATGCGAAGGAAGAACAGGTGTAAGAGGTGTGCCAAGACACTTCCAATCCTCCAGGCTCATGATCTGGCGCCAGTTGTCCTTCTGAGCCAGAACATTGCCGTTGGTCAAGACCGTCGCAGTCTCACCGTTCTCAAAGCGCAAGACAGTGCCAGGAGTGTACATGATAGGTATGTTGGGTATGATGAGGGGGACTGATCTCTTAGGAGGCCAGGGACTTCATTTTTTTCCGCATAAAAAAAGGGTTTCTTTATGGTGTTTATTGTGTTTAGAGTTGGGTTCTTCTCTCTTCGTTTCTTTCTGGGGTTTAATTCATACTGATCTCTTTCAGAACCTATCTCTCTCAGAACCTATCTCTCTTTCAGAACCTATCCCATGCCGATGCACTATCAAACTGCTCCAGAGCAGATGACTCATAGTTGCGCGCAGGCGGTGTATCTTGGCGCGCAGGCGGTGTATCAGCGCTCATCTTGGCCAGAGTGGCAATGTACTTCTCTACGCAGGTCACGGCCTTCTTCATGAACTCCTCATCGCCGTCCTCACGGAAGGTCTCCTTGATTGCCTGGAGGTGTTTCCTCCTGTGAATCTCAAGGAAGCGCTTGTAGGTATAGGCGTCCACTGCATCCTGGTAAGAGGTGTAGGGGGCAAAGGTCGCGCCATTGACCACCTGTGAGAGGCGGGAGATCTCCGCGCGCACCGTGGACAGCTTGGCCTTGGTCTCACGCAGATCCTTCTCCTTCGCTTCCACAAAGGAGCGGCGGGTCTCCTTGATCTCTTCCCTGAGCTTCTCTGCCTCAGCGTGCTTGGCGGCCTTGACCTCCTTGTTGGTGGTGTACTCCACCTCACGCCTCAAGGTGTCCAGATGGGCACGCATCTGATCAATCTTGTACTTCCAGTCTCCACTGAGAGGGTGCTCATCCTGCTGACTGCCGAGGAGATCCGTCAGCTTGTCCAGGAGAACGTCCTTCTCCTTGGAGAGGGTCTGGTGCTCCAGAGCGGCCTTGGCACGGGCGAGGACTACATCATAGGAGCTCTTCTCGTCGCATCGGTAGTAGTCAAACCGCCATCCACTCTTCTGGTCACAGAGGATGTTCTCCACCGTGGCGTCATAGGTGGAGTCAGGAATGCAGGCTTGGATAGATGCGCGGGAAAGGGTTTGCATGATGAAGGAGGGGGACTTTCTCTGGAGGGAAGAGGCGGATCACTTTTTCTGGAAGAGGCCTCTTACATCCAATGGTCAATAGGCTATTGGTAATAGGCTATTGGCTATTGGCTAGAACAAAAAAAGAGATCCATCTCCTTGATATACGCCCCTCCTATCGCGTATACCTGTCAGACCCAACCGGCTATGCACGACATAGCCTTCGTATGATATGGTCTGCCCGTTAGCTCGATAGCCCCTCTCCAACACTTTGTCATAGCTCAATAGCTCTCCAGCTCACCTTAAGAGTTCTTTGAATTCCGCCCCTCCTTCGCGGTGTTCCGTCATGCCCTCCTATCCAAATGGCACGTCCGATATATCCAGCTCAAGCACTGCCCCGCCTCGCAGCACCCCGTCGTGTCCCACCGGTCTATACCTACTCGCCCGTTACGTTTCTAGCGCCGGGTTAAAGGTACAGAGCCTCCTCAATGACACGTCCGATACATCTGATGGGACCTCTGAGCTTACTGCTCAGAAACTGCCCACCCTTCCTCCGCCTCATAGGGATCCTGTTCCCTAGGTCTTACGCCTCACACTCTCTAGTGTTTGCTGCCCTGCATATGGTAATGGGGGTCACCCAGTTCAATTTTTATATTAGGTTGATGAATTGAGCTCTTCGCGCCCGCGCGAAAGACGTCTTATGAGGTCTTCCAGAGGTCTTTTTATCAATCTAATATAAAAATTGAATTGACCTCTTCCACAGACCAATGTCCCCCGTTCAACCTATCATAAAAGTTGAACCCTCTTCCACGCGTGCTCTTACGTCCCCCCTACCCCTCTGATACCCCTCATACCCACCCCTCTCTGATACCCACCCAATGGCAGCACTCGCCGGTCTCGCTCGCTGGAACGAAGAGGTCTTCGCTGTCCACAAAGAGCTCTCTGCGGCGGCTGGATTGTACTATGAGACCTTTGAGAACCACAAGCAGTGGCTGAAGGCAGTGAAGGATGCCGGCATCCTGCGGGAGACTGCTCTGCGCGAGGCTAGCCGGCGTAGGGGGACGTCTATTGCGGCAGATCGAGCGGAGCGGTGGTTTGCCAAGGCAGTGGAGGAGGAGTGTATGGGTCTTCCCATGACGGTGCCGAAGACCTACCGCGACAGGCAGATCCACAAGTACCGGCTGCAGATCCAGACCTCTGCGGCTGCGGCTGCCCCTGGTGCTGCGCCTGGTGCTGCGCCTGGTGCTGCGCTACCGCAGAAGCCACCTCAGCCAGCTCCTCGCCTCACGGTCATGGCCGCTCTTCCTCCCCCTGTGACAGCTCCTGTGGCAGCCAAGCCTCTTCCCGTGGCCGCCAAGCCTCTTCCAGCCACAGCACCCCAGTCCCAGCCCACACCCCAGCCCACACCCCAGCCCACACCCACAGCAGCCCAGGATCCCGCCTACCTCCAGCTGCTGGCCGATGGCTTCGATGAGGTGATCCTCGGCGGCTCTCCCTATTACCGCAATATCGAGACAGGAGATCTCTTTGTCCCCGCCCCCAACTACCAGCTGGGTGATCCTATGCCAGCCTGGGATGCTGACCTGGGAGAGTTCTTGCCTGAGTAAGAATCAAAAGATACAAATACCAATACAATATAATACAATACCCAAAAAGAGCCAACCCTCTTTTTTTATGGAAAAAAATGAAGCTCATCGTCGCATAGGAGGAAGTCCCCCTATGGATTCAGCTATCGTACGTATCAGCACCGCTGCCTGGACTAGAAATCAGCAGGAGATGGAGGAAGCTGTCAAGCATGCGGTGATGCTGCATATGGAAGCCATATCCCAACACGAGCAGACCATTGACGATCTGTCTGAGGACATTGATATTCTAGAGAGTAACGCCAAGGAGCTAGAGACCCGTAACAGCGTGCTCGAGGATCGCAACAGCGTGCTAGAGGATCGCAACAAGGAGCTAGAGAGAATTCAGAAGAAGATGGGCAAGACTCTCACAAAGCTGCGTCTAGAGCTCCAGACTCTGAAGAAGCAGTCTGCGCCAGAGGAGCCACAGCCAGAGATCAATCTCTGGCCGACCAACCTCAAGGACTTCTACATGGCCTTGTCTATTGCACCTGAGCAGAGTGTCCTGCTGAATGAGCTTCTTGAGACGGTAAAGGAAGGCATGGAGGCCAAGGACAGGCTAGAAGAGAAGATGTGTGCCTGGCATGTTGACAGGGGTATTGACTACGTGGCTTCTCCACAGTGGCCGATTAACCTGACCACCTACCTCTGCGTCCTCCCCAGCTGTCCTGAGATCTCCCACCTCTGGAAGAAGGCACAGGATGGCTTTCTGGCCAAGGGCAAGCTGGACATTCTCGTCAAGGACATCATCAAGAAAGAGTTCTCCCTCTAACCGCTAAAAAATGACCCCCTCTAACGGAATAGATCATGTCCCCTAATGAATACAGACGATCTTCCTTGTGGTGTGCACCCTCATGCACAGGCCTCCTGGCGTTCGAAATACGAGTATATGGATAAGCTATGGCTTGAACAAGGGAAAAAGATTGCTGAGCTGCAGACCGCTCTGGCCAAGAAAGACGCTGATCTGCAGGCAGCTCTGGCCAAGAAAGACGCTGAGCTGTATGCTGCTCTGGCCAAGAAAGATGCTGAGCTGCAGACTGCTCTGGCTAAGAAAGCTGAACTGCCTGTAAAGGCTATAATAAATACTGGCCAACCAGCAGTATATACTACTAAAGGCATGCATGAGAGCTGGGGCTCGTATGCAGTTCGTATAGCAGGGGCTGGGCACAAGGCTAACGCAGAACACCTGGCGGCACAAAGGCAGGAGGCACAAAGGCTTGCACCTCTCTTTATGATCGAACATGGAAAAGAGATTGCTGATCTGCAGACCGCTCTTGCCAAGAAAGACGCTGATCTGCAGACCGCACTGGCCAAGAAAGACACTGATCTGCAGACCGCTCTGGCCAAGAAAGACGCTGAGCTAGCCAACAAATATACCGAGCTGGCTAAGAAAGAGGCTGAGCTCGACAAGAAGACTGCTGAGAAAGCCACTGTACAGGCGGCCACTGTACAGGCGGCCACCCTCTGGGCTGAGCTCGCTAAGAATAGTGCTGAGCTCGCCAGGAAAGACGCTGAGCTCGCCAGGAAAGACGCTGAGCTCGCCAGGAAAGACGCTGAGCTGACTCGCTTCATCGTAGCCACTGGAGATGATCCTTCATCAGTCTAACATTGTATATACCTATAACTAAACCCCCTAAACCCCTAAACGAAGAAAGACCACAAAAAAGGGTTTTTTTGTTGGCCTGTTGGCCTTTTGGTTTAGATATAGATATATACGCTTATTTCTTCAGAACCTCTTCAGAGCCACCTCTTCCGTGCGTCAGCGATGGCCTGGATGTGCTTCCTGTAGTCAGGGTAGATCAAGCTCTTGGCCTTCTTCTCTTCCTCGCTGATATCTGGTTCCGCCAAGATCTCCTGGTACTGCGGAAGAGTCTTCACAGTCTCATAGGGCAAATTCTTCTTACAGATCTGCTCGACCAGCTTGAAATGGCTAGGGTAGTCTGGGTAAAGCTTCGTGAGCGCGCTTCCTGCTTCAATCGTGACATCGCATACATTTAGACCAAAGGGCATATCAAACCAGCGAATGGGGCATCTGTACAGGAACTTCAGGAGATCAATCTCTTGATCGATTTGACGCATCTCCATCTTTTCCCTATTCAATGTATACTCGCGGAAGGTCTCTGCATCAATCGCAATGAACATGGCAAGAAGAGTGGCATCATCATAGGTGACGTTCCACTTCTGTCGAAAGTCTTCAAACATCTTCGCCTGCTCAGAAGGATCTCGTTCATTGAACCGGATCAGAAACGGCTCGAACTCTGAGTGGTGAATCTGCTGTTGATCATAGATCTTCCTCTGTTCTACCGTCTTTCGCTCCAGGACAAAGGTATCCCAATTCTTGAGCAGGTACCTATACATGCTGACTACCGCACTGGCGGATGCTCCACTATGATGGTCTCCAACCAGACTGTATATCGTCTCCATCACGGGAGAAAATCCCTCAAGAGGAGGCACGTACTCCAGAAGGAACTTGCGAGATCCGTCCATGGTGTTAAGACCTGCCTTTACACACTCCATCTCTTTAGCAAACTCACGATCCAGCATCCAGTCAAAGGTCTCCATAGGCTCACGGGTCTCAACACCAACTGACGCGCGGTAATCGATCCAAGCAGGAAGAAATGGCATAGGGGGACGCTAAACAACAGGCCACCTCACTTCATTTTTTCACACATAAAAGTGAAGTGAGTAAGATACCCAATAAGACGTCCCCATGGAGAGACCGGTAGCTGAGCCTGATCCTTTACCTGCTGCCGATGCCGATGCCGATGAGCTCATGCATGCGAGACGTGTGATTGCTAGGATGCAGGAGCGAGAGAAGTGGTTCGAGGATCGTATCCGCCAGCTAGAGCTATACTGTAAAAGTATCAAGGCACCACCACCTGAGGACGAGCAGCCTCTTCGTCTCAATCTCGGCGACACCTCTCTTCCAGATCATGAGCGTATGGCAAAGAACATGCACACCCATCTCCTCCAGGAAGATGGCATCAGTGAGGGCATGACCCCTGTTGCACCCCTGTTACCTATCCCAAGTCACTCGATCAAGAAGGTAGTCTCATGGCATGAGCTGAGCGAAAAAAATGAAGACGGTAAGTAACCTGTGCCAAAGTCCCCCCATGTCATCCTCTCACGAAAGTATTGCGCGCTGGAATAAGTACAAGACCCGCCTCGATACGACGAAGACGGCGGTCATTCGTGCCTACCTCTACCTGATTCGGCCAAAGGATGGATTCCCAAGCTATAGCCCACCTCTCATCTCTGCCCTGTATGATCAGTGGAAGGATGAGGAGAATCTCTTCTACCGCATGACCACGCCTGATGAGCCTCCTAAGCGTACCCTTCCTAAGCCGCCCTATGGAGGTGAGCAAGCTTGCTGGAGAATGTGGGCTCTGCTCATTCAACAGCAGGTGGAGGGATCCTTAGGGCAACTCACTCAGCTGAAGGAGTGTGTGGCAGAGATCCTGGCCAATCCCAAGTGCCTCACCCACTCTAACTGCTCGTGTAAGGTGCCATCGAATCCCTGGATATTTCCTGAGGAGCTAGCTATCTTGGAGCCACTCAAGCTGAACCATAATCCCAAGTGCCGCTGTGACGACACGCGCTACAGGGCATGTAAGGAAAATGATTTCCCTCCACCTCCTATCCAACCACCTCCTATCCAACCACCCCTTACCCACGATGACACTCTCTTTGGACACACGGCACCGATGTTTGTGTGCCAGCCTCTACCTGCACCCGATCAGGAGCGATTTACTATGGAGCAGCGCCTTGCTTTACCCGTGGTTCACTCGCCCATCCCTCAGCCTGGAACTACTGAAAGTCTGTCCAGACTCCTGGATCGCATTATTGGAGTGAATGACGCTGCCATTGCGGTGGCTAATGCTTCCCTTCCAAGACCCCAGGCCACACAACCTACACCCCAACCCACACAACCTACACCCCAACCCACACAACCTACACCCCAACCCACACAACCTACACCCCAACCCACACCCTTCACTCAGAAGTTCGATAGCTTCGTAAATCAGGTAAATAAGGCTCAGGCTGCCATTGACACCGCCGCAAAGGCATCAGGTGGGATTCAGAGCCCTAACTTTGCCAAGGAGCTCTTCGCTGCAATGGGAACCCCTCATGATTCTAAATGTCCCCACGGTCTTCCCTTCTACTCCTGCATGCCCTGCAGCCATTAACCTCCTAACCCAACCCCCTAAACCCTATAACCCAAACCAACAAAACCCCACCAAAAAAAATGATGTCTTTTTTTTGCTAGTCTTCTTGTCCCTATGTTCAACACCGCGTCACTCTACAAGCTCAAGGATCAGCAGGACGAGGAGTATGGCTTCCGCCGCACCCTGCGCATCATGCAGATGTTGCGGAAGAAGGTGACCTCAATGAACATTCTTCCTCGACTGGAGGCGCTGATGGAAGCGGGTAAGGAGCCCAGTCTTCCCTTCCTCACCTATACCATTGGCACCGCTAGCTTGGGCGATGATGGAAATCCCAGGAACACTGATATCGACCCTGAGCTTAGAGAGTGGGTCATGCAGTCTCCTCACCGTCTGCGAGACACACACACAACCTCCCTGGCCTCCGCTGCCTACCTCTTTGACACCACCCTAGAGATGATGGATCTTCCTGAGCTAGACCTGTTCTTCTTCCATGGCAAGGAGGAGGATAGGACTATTCCTGCGCGGAAACTGTTTCATACCGAGGGAGCTATTCCAATGATCAGGTCAATGCTGGGAGACGGACTTACCATGAATCGTCGCTACACGCTCCTTGATGCAAAAACGTGTATTCAGGAGAATGAGCAGACCATTCAAGTGTTTCAGGTGACGTGGGACATTGTCTTTACAGGGAATCCCACTTACCCTTGGGCTATGCCACCCAATGTCCTGTACACCTCCCTTGGCAATGCGTATGTGCAGTTGAGCCTGATGCATCCAACAGATCCATGGCCATCCTTCCTCTTCCCCCACTGGATGAATCCTTCTCTGAGTGTGGAGGTTGTCAAGCAGCTAGAGCAGGGCTTGCTCCCCTGTACCTTTGATTGTGGCGCATCTCTTGACGCCGATAGCTACTGCACAGGCTGCTCAAAGAAACACGTTGGGTATATTGAGTGTAGTACTAACCCCGCAAATGGAACCCCGCGGCATCCTATCTATTTCGTGAAGAATTCCCCTATGAACGCACAGTGGGACTGTAAGTGCAGCAAGGGGTTGGACTAAACGCTGTAAGGGGGTCGACTAAACGCTGTAAGGGGGTCGGCTAAACGCTGTAAGGGGGTCGACTAAACCCTGTAAGGGGGTCGAGTAAAAAGTGACCAGCAAGGCACCCCCTCTAGGTGTCCCCCCATGCTTCCTCGTGTCAACATCTTGCTCGCCAACGCCCAGTATGGTATCCAGAACGGCGTCAACCCTGCCCAAATTATCGCCAGCTATGAACAATATTACCTAGATGTACAAGCAGCCCTTGAGGCCTTGCGCCCATCCTTCATCCCACCCCCCATGAACCAAGTCACAGATCAGCAGCTAAGCTCAACCATCGTGACTCTTTCCGATAGGGTAGCCGCAGCAAAGGCTGACCTGGAGACAAGAGAAGCAGAACTCCTCCGCTATACAACCGAGCAGGCACGACGCTTCCCAGAGGCAGAACCAAGCCCAACCCCTTTAACAGAATCAGAACCAGAACCAGAACCAAGTCCAACACCAAAAGCAGCACCGAAAGTCCCAAAGGCCAGACGTGATATTTCCAAGCTCAGCCTTCCTTATGGCACCACTCTCAGAATCGGCGCCGGTGATCCATGGGACATGGTGTACGAGAAAGAGGGCTTTTACATTGACGAAGTTCTCTACAAGACTCCCTACGCCGTGGGTCTTGCTCATTCCAAGAGGATCACCGAGAAGCACCCCAAGGAAACCAAGCCAGGAGACGGATGGTTTCATATTAAAGTAACCTCTGGCGAATTCAAAGGAAAGCGCCTTGACAAGGTGTATGATCTCCTCAACCCTGTATAAAACCCCAATACGAAAACCCCTATCTAAAGCACAACCACTTTTTCGTACTATGTCGAAGACCATCGAGCAAAAGACAATGGCTGAACGTCTGTCTGATACCCTCATGATTCTGAGAAAAATACTCGATATAGGCGTCGAAAAGGACTCTAGCGAATATATGACCACGAAACAGCATTTAGATGCCTGGATTAAATCTGGAGAACCAGGTGTCTATACGATCCCTTTTCCAAGCCACGGAAGAATTGCTCACATGACTCTTTCTAACGACGCAGGCAAAGAACCAATCTATGTGCTCAAGACACGATCATCTCTTGCAGGTATGTAGAACAATCGCGTAGAAGGGGTAATACATGGGAGAGAAGGAAAAGGCAAGAGCAATATAGATATAAAATAAGATAGAGGCTGAAGCGGCCGGATTTACACTGAGTTGATAACAATAGGAGAGACGGGCAGCACCCATTCCGTAGACAGCCATTGCGGTAAGATGCAGAATCAGCAGAATTGGGATAGAGCTATATAATGTCTGTACGGAGTTCACCACCGAGCTGGGGGTTGCGGTAAATCCTTCTGATGTTTGTCCTAATCCTGCGCGAATAAGCCCTGATATATATTCGGTGAGCTTCATACTATATAAAGAAAACATAAGAATACTTTCCATGGAGCTGTTGGGGAAGACAGTGGTGTCTGGAGTCTTGGCGTATTCGATGCACTATGGTGCACTCAAAGCCTATAGTCATTTTTGTATTCCTGACGGCACACTGGGCTTTATCCGTGGATTTCTTACCACGGGGAGTCCTATCTGCCAAACAATGATGTCGGTAGTAACCCAAACCCAAACGTCGTATAGCTCATTCGTTCTTCTGGGACTTTCACGAGCATGCGTCGATATCTTTATGCAGGACAAGGGAAAGTCTACATAAAACAGAACACTCCCTTTAGCAGAGATGAATGTGATCGCCTCTTCTGAAGGATCCCTGTACGAATTGATGTGCCGTGGAAAAAAGGATGCCTACTTTTACCAAGATACTAAGGACAGCATCGCCCCCTTTGACATGTCCTATACCCAGGAAGAACAGGTCATTCGCGAAGTCAGGAGAATTCCTCCGACGACAGGAACTGACTTTGGAAAGACGATTGAATTTCCCATTGATATTATCGGAGACGTTCTCACCTCGGTAACTCTTCACATAACTCTGCCCACCTGGCTTCCCCCCACCATCCTCAAGACCTTTGACAAAACTCAGATCACTGATCTCTCGGGAGAGTCCTATGGATACGTCAATGGGATCGCATACTTCCTCTTTGAGAAGATACAATTCTATCAAGATACTACGGTGTTACAGGAGTTCAGTGGGGACTATTTATGGTGTTCCTCCCTAACCCAAGGCACGTTCGCCCACAGATTCATCCGCGGGGAGGAAACAGGGAGTCATGATGGCAGCGCAGCCTCAATCGGAAAAAATGCCTATCGTACTCTTCGTCTGCGCCTCCCTATCATTGGATGTGCCCGCGGCGACAGAGGATTTCCGCTCGTCTCAACGACTTCGCATGTGTATAAACTCAAATGTAAACTCCGTAAAGTCGAGGATTTGGTGGAATCCTCCGCGCCAGGCAAAGCGTATCCCTGGGGTATTTTAATGAAGAACCCTGCCGAATTTACCAGTTTGACAAAGGATCAGATGGCACCTCTGCGGGTTGAATTAGAAACGCAACATACCTTTTTAACAAATGCATCAAAAGAAGCTCTGCGCACCACACCTGTCGAAATCCCCTTTCTCAGCATCTTTGATAATGCATTCACCCAAACAGCTCAGGAATCAACCGCTGTTGCGGTGAATCGTCGACTGGATGCCTGCCATCCTTCTCCGCGCCTTCTCTGGATGTTTCGTACCGTCGATGATCTGAATGCGAATCATTTCTGGAAAACATCGCTCTCGTATACGGCACTCGGTCTGACGATTGCGGGGAGAACGCGAGAAGCCAGCCTAGCTCCTTCGATCTGGAGAGATGTGACGAATTTTGCAAAAGAGGAACTTGATACGGGGGTGGAAATAAATACGATGAATTGGGGTCTGGGCGCGGTGGCTCCTCAGAAGTACGAGTTCAAGCAGGCCGATGGAACAATTAACTTTACCACAGCCGATCGTCCGAATTTGTATATTACCTTACAAGCGAGCGGGGCGACGGAACTCCGCGTCTTTGTGGAAGGATGGTCATCCTTTTTAACCGATGGAAAGGGACGGGCGGAAGTGCTGTCGTTTAATTAGAGCCTCTCAACTAGAATGTGCTGGAACTGGCAAGTATCCTTAGCCTCTTTTGCGGTTATTTCTGCAGTAGGGTATTCCTTGTTTATACGAGGACGTCCGAATGATAAATTACTCGCCCTCTTTATTGTTTCGTATGGATCAATGCAACTCTTTGAAACCTTCATGTGGTGGGGACAGACGCGCCCCTGGCTGAATGAACTGGGGTCAGTTTTCGCTGCCTTACTGTTATATATTCATTTACCTGTCCTTGTCTACGGACTAACGATCGATAAAGCGTATCGCGGGACGAACCAGACTCATATTGCAGTTGCAGGATTAATTGCCGGCGCCATCTTTCTCTATGGTGCCTACCGTGTTGCAGACACGTATATCAACAAAACGTATAGCTATCTCGCACACCCTGACCCCGTGTCAGGTCATTTAGTCTGGGAATCACCGAATGATTATCGATTCATTACTTTTCTGCAACTCATCTTTTTTACCGTATTCATGCTTCCTATTGATCCCTTCTTATTCTGTATCTGTCTGCTGTATTTCCTTCTTCCTGCATTCTTGATTGAACGCTTTATGAAAGTGTCAGAAGACAATAAGAAAAAGAATTATATAGGATCCTATTGGTGTTGGTATGTAGCGGCCTTTTCCTTCTTCTTTTATTTAGCTCGTTAGGCTCCTAGTGAACGTCTCAATATACTGAGTAAACCACACCCTTTCCTTTTCAGGAGCGCTTGTATAGTACTTTGTATAGAGAGATATATACTCTGGGGGAATTGTCTCTAAGGTCTTGATCATATGCCGTCGCAGAACCCAATCGTTTGTGGTGAAGAAATATTCAGGGTCGACGCTTGCTCCAGAACGGAGAAGAAAGAGGCAGATTGCTCGATCATGTCTCCAGTACAGAGCATAGAGTAAGGGTGCGACAGAAATTGGATCGAGTGTATTTGCAGGACGCGGCGGAACGAGCTGGCGATTCACACGGGTTGGATCTGCGCGGACAGCTGCTTGAACCTTCTCGAGCGTAGGGGAATAGACATCCATGGGGACATATTCCCCTCACGTGATTCACTTCATTTTTTTTAGAAAATGAAGAGAACCTTAGAGACTCGCTTAGAAGGATTCAATATCAATACTCTCGACTTCGGCCTCAGAGGCAATCGACTCATAAAAAGCACTATCAACCTCTTTTGCACCTATTACATATTCAGGAGTGATACCAGAACCAGGCCTGATCACATGTCCAGGCGTTACCAGAGGACCCGTTGTGACACGATGCATGGTATAGCAAAAGTAGCTAAAGCCTTCAAATGACTGCCTCTTACCGTATGACGAGAGTTTATAGTCGCCCATATACATGGTTCTGGAATTCTTAATCCAAAAGACGGGAAAGACGTGCTGCTTTGCCATTGCGCGAAAGAAAGGCAGTTGTGTATGGAATTGTTGATTTCCCCCAGGATGCCCTGGCGACTTCATCCGCCCCACCCCTATCTTCGTCAAGACTCGCCCACCTTGGCTAAATCTCTCGATCGAGGCAGGGTGATACGTAATAAAAATGGTCTGTACCATACTGCGATCAATCTCGCCCATGCTATACAGACGGCTTATTTGTTTAGCCCTTTTTTATCAATCATCCTGCTGGTTTAAATGGTTAAATAAGTAGTGAAGAGATGAAAGTATTACTTGCATTCAGGGGAGGATTTTCACGAATTCAACCAAAGTACTTATGTAAAAATATACGGGACAAGATTTTTGCTCCGTTAGAGGCAAATGGCATAGACTATACAACTGTATTCTTTACGAATACATACGATGCGAGCAAATGTGATGCATTAAAGGAGGGATTGAAGCCAGAATCAATCTATATGACGCAGGATGGTCAACTTAATAACTTTAATCAGGCAATTAATACTATAGTATCTACCTATACAACATATGATTATATTGTGTTTCTTCGGTTTGAACTTATCTATAAAATAGATATTCTGCGATGGAATATATTTCAAGAGGGTTTTGTTGTACCGTATAAAGAAAATTGCCCTCTAGTATTTTCCGTAAGTAATTTATATAGTGATACTATTATTTGTATATCAAAAGACTATGTCGAAAGGGTAAAGACTGTCTATAGTAACTTTTTTATGAAAGAACATTTACATGGAGAAAGCTTACATGATTTTGTAACATGGTTACAACTCTACGATAAATCAATACCTATTCATTGTATGCTAGATGGATTTTATCAATCTAACACTGGACTAGAAGCAGGAGATGATCGTATTAATCCGCTATATATAATGTCTCATTTTAAGTATTTGGCGTATGATAGAGATCAGTATATAGAGTATTTACCTGAAGATCAGAATACATACCCTTTATCATATCAGCCTAGATATACATCACAAAATATCCACCATTTAGAATATATGTTCAGAAAACGAATGATCCAATTAAATCGTCTACAAAAAGCCTATACAGCGGTGATCATTGAAACACGTCAGCATAAGGCTTTGGAGTTCGTGTTGAGGAATTTCATGGAAACTTTGCCAGAGCAATGGTCATTTCTCGTCTTTTGCGGAAATCTGAACAAGGAGTTTTGTGAAGCCATCCTCGCCCGTCTGCCAAGGAAAGCCCGTCTGATTCATATGGCAGTCGATACAATGAGAGCGTCTGAGTACAGTACGTTGCTGTGTAAACATCGGCGCGTATACGATGAAATTCCCACGGAGACCTTTTTACTGTTTCAGACAGATACAATGCTATTTCCCCGCTATAAAGAAAACTTGACCGAATTTTTACAGTATGATTACGTAGGTGCGCCTTGGAATAATGATCGGTTTGGGGGTGTGGGAAATGGAGGGTTGAGTCTGAGGAAAAAATCAAAGATGTTAGAGATTATGGATACAGTAACCTATTGCGGTGAACCAGAAGATATTTATTTCTGTAATAATCTTTTGGTTGATTTATACCGCCCAACGATGGAGCAGGCAAAACGGTTTTCGGTTGAAGAGGTGTTCCACCCCACCTCATTTGGCTGCCATCAACCCTGGGAGAGAGGATTCGACACTGAGCTTCTTCAAGCCTATCCAGAAGTAAAAACCCTCTTTGAGTTGAATGGTATTGTTCCCCAGGCTTAAATTCCTCGCTCTGTAGATACTAAGATGACCATTTCCTGCATTCCAAAGACAATCTATATCTGTCACTCGACGAAGGAAATCGTCGAGACGCAGTCTGCCCATAAGTGGCGCGCCCTGAATCCAGACTACACCGTCGTATCTTCTGGCGATGCGGAATGCCGTTCCTTCCTGCAGCTAAATTATCCTCCTATGTACACGGACATCTTTGATGCTATTCCCTATCCCCCCATCAAGTCCGATTTCTGGCGACTCTGTGTCCTGCTGAAATATGGGGGTATCTATGTGGATGCCGATATCGAGCCCCTCGTCCCCCTTGACCAGTTTCTCGAACCAGTCACCTTCGTCACCTGTCTCTCTGATTACACGGTGCTAAATCCCCATATTATTGCCTGTATTCCCAATCATCCCGTTATTGACGATTGTCTCGATACCTACATCTCTTATTACAAGACACAGCGCGCTCATGATTATTGGGGATGGTCAATTACACGCATCATGTATACATCCATGCAGATGTTAGGGGTGAGAGTTGGCAAGGGAGTCATCGACGAGTATCAGTTCATTACAGAAGTCTGTGGATCAAAGCCAGAGGATTTATACACAGCCTATTGTTCGTATAAGGGAGTCAAACTCCTGATGAATCGCGCGGCCAATTACGACGCGGAGAAGCACGCCTTTACTTCCTCCGCGTGCCCCGCCCCCGCGCAAACATAGAAATCGCCTTCTTATGAGCCGCCCGCGTCCCTGGCTCGGATCCAGCATGTCCTCCATCCGTCACAAGCAACACTTTAACATGGGGAAGAACATTGTGTAACGCCCAGGATCCTTTATTGGGACAGACCATATCATATCTCCCGTGAATGGTAACAATGGGAATTCCCTTCAAGCGATGCGCATCACGAAGGATCTGCCCCTCGTCGATCCAACAATTATTCACGAAATAATGATTTTCAAGTAACGCCAATGATAAAATTTCTGACTCTGGAGTATCGTCTTTCCTGGGATGTAAAAACGATACTGCATGTTCCCACCCCCACCAGGCTCGCGCAAACTGTTGGCGATTCTTCCCTTGTAATTTCTGTTGATAGTAGCGCATAATCTGTCTCCAGGTTCCTGTACGAAGACGCGCTGGCAAGACGCCCACGAAGGACGCCCATGCTTCGGGGTATACTTCACTCGCTCCTCCTTGTTCGTACAGCCATTTATTGGACAGGGCGTCGATCAAGCAGACCGATCGCAAGATCATCCCTTTAACACAGTGCGGGTAACGTTCGGCGTAGACTAGACCAAGAGTCGTTCCCCAGGATCCTCCAGAAACAATCCAGCGATCGATCCCTAAATGGGTACGTAAGGCTTCAATATCTTCCACGAGATCCCAGGTGGTATTCTTGACGAGAGATCCGAAAGGAGTCGATTTCCCACATCCACGTTGATCAAAGGTAATGAGACAAAACTGTTTGTATAGGGGAATCGAAGTCCGCTGAATTCCTCCTCCTGGTCCACCGTGGAGAAGGACGACAGGAGGAAGGCTTCGTGATCCATGGATTTCATAATATATGGTATGTCCACCTGTAACAGGTAAAAACCCTGTGACGGTCATCTAGTATTCCCCTATAAAAATGATTGGGCATCCTCTTCTCCTTGAGAGTCCTATGCAGGAAACCCTTGACGATACCTTGTCTCGCTACCAAGAAGGAATCGACGAAGCCTATGAGGACTATAAGACGACAGTCGACGACCTGTATCGGCAGTTTGCGAATCTCCCCCATGAGATTATTGAGAACAGTAATCAGGTAAAGTTCTATTATGCTGAGCTGCAGAAGACGTATGAGCGGTTTCTCGCGTCAGGACAGTCATCTGACGCCTTTGTTGAGTATTATCAAACCATATGTTTCCTTGAAGATACTCTTGATACGTTATTGATGGAGAGTCCTCCCCCACCTGAAGACCCGTGTCCAGCCATGAGTCCTCCATTACATCAACTCTTATATGCCTATACATTGAAATATCCCATTCATCCTCATACAGCAAATGTACTCTGGTCAATTGATCAGACCCTTTATTATCAAGACGCCCCATCGATTCAAACGCTTCTCTTTCTCCATCCAATTGATTTGGACGCATTCCATGAAAAAATTGCGCAGTACTCGATCCTGCATTCAATACGCTGTTTTGATACGGTATACCTCCTTCCCTTTTACAGTATTCTTATGTATAGTTATTTCAATGATTCGCCTACGATCTGCTCTACAGAACTTCTGGCCAGGAGTCCATGAGAACCTCCACGGAATCATAGAGCACATCCCTGGCGGAAGAGTTCAGATCCTCAATAGGAATCAGCACGGTAGGTGTGGTTGGCAGCATGACCTGAAGAGAGTGGAATGGCTGGGAGTCAAGCGTGAGAAGCTTGAAGGTTGTGCGAAGCATGGTCAACACCTGCTCCCCATCAAGATTGTGGGTAAAGGTTGTTTTATGACACTTAGATGCAGAAGCTGCCTCCTTATAGGTATAGGAATACCGATCCTCTCCCTCCTTACGAATGGTGATCCAGTCGTCCTCGCTCTCAGCATGGAGGCTGCGAATAATGTGGAACCTCACCTGTCCAAACCTGGGGGAGGGCGCAGGAAAGAGATTTTCCAGCTGATGTGTGTCGAGGCTACGTGTAAGGAACTGCTTCACGGTACCAGTTGGAGCACCTGGGAAGGCGGGAAATCTAGCATTCATCTCAACCAGAGGAACCACTGCCTCAATGTGCTTCATCTGTGGATACCCGTCCCACATCCAAGAGGATGCGATGCACTCATAGAGGAACCACTTGAGCCCATCCTGCTCATCGTTGAAATAGGTGAGGAAATGCTGGGTTGGACAGTCAGTGTTCGTCAGATTGTCAAGAACTGTACTAATCTCCTCTGGCTTGAAATTCAGGGTGTTCCAGTCAGACAGAATGTTAGACCATCCGAAGACGCGAGTAGGCTGAGAAGTAGTCCACATGGTTGGACTCAGCTCAGGGGCTGAGCTGCCCGTCATTTTTTTCCCCGATCGTCAGAACGATATCATCGATCGAATCAAACGATTGACTAAAGGAAAGAGGGGGTGTTACCCCTGTTGCTCCTGTCCCTGTTGCTCCTGTCCCTGTTGCTCCTGTCTCTGTTGCTCCTGTCCCTGCTGTTTCTGTCACCACAGTCACGGTCGTGTAAGTTCCCGTTGGACCTTCTTCTGGATGAGTTCCCTCAGATCCCGTTGGACCCATTGGACTTGCATGGATTTTCATGAGCTGTCTTCCTCGCAGAGGAAACGGTAACCGAGGTTCTTTCGCCTGTAACTTTTCTTCCAGCATCTTGATGCGATCCATGAGCACAGGAACATGTTTGCCCAGTTCATCCTTCACCTTGTTATCAATGTCTGGAGAAATTGCCTCATTCCATACCTTCCTCTTTTGCTTCATGAACACGGTCGCATCAACGGCTAACTGTTTCAGACGACTATCACTATTTTTAAAGATAGGTGTATGTTCAACTCCATGAGCAATATCAGGTCTCTTCAGCGCAGGAACAGATTCAAACTCCTTTTCAAACTCGACAATGACGCTATCAGGGATAGGCGGAGATTGTTCAATGAGACGATCTAATTCAGATCGCGCGATAGCAAGGAAATCGGAACAATCTAAGCGTTCTTGTGGATGAAGCGCAAGTTCGACCGCAATCTGACGTTGGAATTTTCCCCAGGCAATACTGGCGACACGATTTGATTCCGAGTTTTGCGCATACCGAAAAAAATTCCCAAGGGTGGTCAAGATTCCTGTAAAGATTGATACACTTCCAATACCAATCTGTGCATACTTTTGACCGGTTGGATTATCTCCAACCAGACTGTTCATGACAAAACTGGCGGATCCCGTAAGTGTCGATAAAATAATCACGGGAACTGTAATCCACATGTTATTTAAACTCATCTTCTTTTCACATCGATCGTGCATCCATCGGTAACAAATGGCGATATCTGACCATCCAGCCATAAGTTCTTCTTGTTCTTTTGTCCAGCCGTTATTTGGACGCGGGGGGCGTGGGGGGGGTGCTTCTACTTTTTGAACTTGTCCTTGACTGGGCGATGGGGAGCGCGACGACATTCTCTTCAGAGGCTATATTTTCTAAGAGATCTGCTTCAGCAGAGAGGCATAGGTCTTGAAGGTCTTGAAGGTGTAGGCCAGAGTCCCATTGAGATCGTCAAAGAAGGTTGCACGGCCAGACAGGTACTCATACGCCATCCTGCCATCCATCACATTGATCTCTGGTGGTGCACCGTGGCGATCCACCTTGCCCGCCTTGCAATGAACTTGGACAAAATGAACCTTCATCCCATCCACATGGCACTTCATGAGCTTCTCAAATACAGTTTTCTTCAAATCAGATCCCTTCACGGTATTGTGCTTATTCTTCCACTCCATAATCTCACTGCGATCCTGCTTCACCACATCAAGTCCAGTCTTCTTCCCAGCGGTGCTTTCCCCAATCCCAGAAGTGAATTTCCCTTTAGGGATGCACTCCCACCCAGGAAAACACCCTGCCAAATACTCATGAAACTCGCCCATCTTCATCTCGCGATTCTTTTGAGCGAGACGCCCCTTCTCCATCTCCATAAAGGCATCCTCTGTCATCTCCTTGTGATTCATGAGGATAGCCTTGAGACAACTATCGGTTTCACACTTGGAGTTATTCTTTCCCTCAAGAACATCATACATCGGCTTGAGCCCCTTCACGTAGCGCTCAATCTGGATCTCAGGAATCAAGTACCACGTACGAAGCATATTGGGACTCCCTCATCAGGGCGTGCGCCGCTTCAATTTTTTCGCCGCGCAGCCCTTCGTATAGAGGTCTTTCGCCGCCGCTGCACTCAGCTTTGACACATCAATCTCAGCAGGAATGGACACAAAGATCTTCTTCTTCACGTCGGTCTTATACATGTAAGGACCATATTGACCGACCGCAAAGACAAACTCACCCACCTTCTTCGCCGTCCCCTTCTTCTCTAACCGCTCCACTGTCTTATCGATCGTCTCTCCCTCGACGAAAGGAACGCGCACGTCCTTCCATTGGACATAGTCTCCATAGGGTCCCTTCTTCTTGAGAATGTCTGCCCCATCGTATGAACCGAGCCGTGTTCCAGCCGCCGCAACCGCAGCAGCCGCAACAAACCCTTTTGCATCCTCCAAGGTCAACTCCTGGATCTTTGTCCCTTCAGGCAAGGCAGTAAAGACCCCACCAACCACGAGCAGAGGTTTCCCCTTACTGAGCACAGCCTTATATCCTTCCCCAAGCTCACAGACCTTCTCCGATTTCGAGGGTTTCGAGTCAGCACTCTGTAAGAGGAGATACTTGTCTTTGTAAGACGCCCAAATATCGGAACAGACCTTCTTCCATGAATCTTCCCCTTTTGCAACTAAATCGAGCCGTTCTTCCATGCCAGAGGTAAAGGAATAGTCAAAGAGCGCAGAGAACTCTTTCAGACATAGATCCAGCACGGATTTCCCAAGGGCTGTTGGCTTGAGCTTTTGTTTATCGACTCCTACCTTACGCTCTCGACGAATCACGCTAGGCGGCCAATGACTAGGGGTTACAGAGAGAATCTCATACGTCTGCGTGACGCCAGGACTATCGTAAACTTCCACATACTCCTTTTGCAGCAAATCGTCGATGAGGGAGGCAAAGGTCGATGGACGGCCAATTCCGCACTGTTCTAGCTGTCGCACCAGGGTCGCTTGAGTAAACCGAGGGGAGGGAAGAGTCTGTTTGGGCGCACTCGCGATGCTCTTCCATGTGACTTTCTGCCCCTCGCGCAAGGAATCAATAGCATCCTCCTGCTCCTCATCTTCAGAATCAAGGGAGACCTGTTTCCCTAAGACTTGCCAGCCTGGGAACACAGTGGTGGATTTACTGGATACCCAGGAAAATGCATCAGGATCTGCGTCGAGGCGATACTTGACGACTCGCTTCACTCCTGTGGCAGGAGACATGGTGGATTGAATACTTCGTTTCCAAATAAAGGCGTAGACTTTCTGCTCCTGAGGAGTGCCGACGATTTCCTTCAGTTCCATATGGGTTGGACGAATTGCCTCGTGCGCTTCCTGGGCGTTGGCATCATTTACCTTCACTTTTCCTTTTGTCTTTTCCAAGGAGCCAAGATACGCCTTCCCATACGTTTTCTCCACCCAGGCGTGTGCTGCCGCAACGGCTTCCTCCGAAATGACGGCACTATCGGTTCTCATATAGGTAATATGTCCCGCCTCATATAGCTTCTGTGCAATCTGCATGGTCGTCTTTGGATTGAGTGAATAGGCCGCGGACACTTCCTGTTGTAGAGTGCTGGTAATCAGAGGTTTGGGAGCAGAGGCAGACCATGCTGACTCTTTTACAGAATACACGGTGGCTTGGTTAGAGGTGTGGACATTCTCCAGATAGTTCCGCACGGACTCTTCATCTGTCAGATCATCTTCCATGACGCCCCCGTAGTCTCCCAGATCGATGGTGAGCCCCCACGAGGATACGGATACGTGCGACTCGATGGCCTGTTCTCTCTCATAGACTAGGCGAAGCGCAGGAGTCTGGCAGCGTCCAGCAGAAAGTCCTCGCGCCACGAATTTCCACAAGAGGGGAGAAATGGTGAAGCCAATCATCATATCGAGAACGGATCGTGCTTGCTGGGCGTAGACTTTATTCATATCAATGCGCCTGGGATTTGCAATGGCCGTCTTGATGGCTTTCTCGGTAATCTCATGAAAGACTGCGCGAGGAAAGGAGCTGGGATCCTTCTTTAACAGACAGGCAACAGAATAGGCGATTGCTTCTCCTTCGCGATCATCGTCCGCACATAAATAAATCGTGGACGCATGCTTCGCGGCGGACACGATGGTACTCATGGTCTTTGCCTTTTCCTGAATGAAGGTATAGCGTAGAGCAAAGTCCGAGTCGAGTCCAAGGGCATTGAGATCTTCGTCGAGTTTACGGATATGACCCATGGTGGCGAGAACTTGAAACCCCGCGCCTAGAAATTCAGCAATCTTTTTACACTTTGCGGGAGATTCGACGATGACAAGCTTCATGAGGACGTCTCTTATTCGAGGAGTATTGGCTCAACTTTTACTTCGATGATATCCTCAAGCTTTGATCAATAACATTCTTGGTCTAAGGAAAATCTATGCTGACTGTACAGATGAGACGGGTACACCACTCCAATATTACGGAGTTTGTACATAAACGGAATATTACGTTTGATGCCCTGTACTCATCCGATTCCGACGACGAGCCTCCCGCGCCCGCTCCTACGGAAGCGGCTGCTGCAGCGCCAAGGCCAGAGACACCCACTCAACCCTATGACAAGGGTGAAGATGCGATCAGTGTATGGACACAGAGGGTGATTGAATCCTTCGAGAAAGCCAGTGAGGTCAAAAAGCCTCTCTCGACGGATTTTAAGGAAAGTCTGGGACGTCTGAGTTTTTTCCGCAAATCAGTATCCAAAGAGAAGTCCAGCTCTTCCACCGTACAGACGAAGTAGGGCATAGGTTTCCGCCCATGCATAGACGGTATACGTGGGAACAGAGGACAAATGAATATTTCCTCGAAGCGGTTTGAAGATCAACTCGAGTTCAAGCCGTCGAATCTTATCATGATTTGCATGACCCATTGCATTTGTAATGCCGAATTGTTCATGCTGTGTACCGAAAGGTATATGATAATAATATTTATTATGCCAAGGACTTTTCCTTTGCTCGTATCCTGGAAGAATGCTTCGAAACAGGGCAGGATAATCTGTTGCATATCTGACGAGAGATCCTTCATAGACGAGTGAGAGGGAGGAGATCGGTTCAGAATCTATCGCGCTATAGGCTGGAACAAGAGGACTGTATTTCCTCGTACTGAGTCCTTGCGCGTCAGGCCACCAAATATTCGATCCGCTGACATTCAAATCCCGCGTCGCCAGGAAGGGGGCGTTAAAGGCATCGGCTTCAGGGCGATGTACCATGAAATAGAGATCGCGAGTTAAATTGGGAATACTCAAGGGAATCTTAGCGGACGCCGCTCCCGCTGTATCATAGACAAAGGGATAATGTTGTACAATAGGATACGTCACATTTGCTAAGCGGATACGATTCGCTTCGGGTTTGTCTAAATAGATATATTCAAGTAAGAGGTAGGAATCTACCATATCATAGGCATTTGAGGTCGTCAGTCCGCTCGAGGATCCGTCCGTGTACTCGAACGTTGTATTGCTTAGGCGAGTGTAAATAGGAATATTATTCTTGCAGTAAAAGGGAAGAGATCCAACGGTGAAAGTCGAGGTGCTCGGCACATTCGATGTATTGGATAAGGAAAAGGCTAAGGGTGGGTCAGAGACGTACAAGGAATCAATGGTGGAAAAGTTCACGGTGATTTGCACGGCATCGAGGCTGATGGCGTCGATAGGAAGAGCCGCGGCAGGATCGCCGCGCATGAACCAGAAAGGAAGGGGGGTGATGACTTCTTGATTGGTTGTCGCATGCCCATTGGATTTGGCGGTGAATCCTGAATCATGGCGCCCGATCATCCGATTGACGGTCGTCACCTTCTCTAACGGGGTATGAAACTCATCAAGCATTTCTAGTAAGCGTCCATCCAGGGTATCAATGGGTTCACCAGCGATGGTAAGTTCCGTTTTCTGAAGGAGGGCGTGCCCTAAAGAATTCGTCCAGCCGAAGGTGGTACTGGTGGTATATCCTGGAGGAGCAGCGGCGGCGGCAGCATCTTGGATCGTTTTGATATCTGGCATGACGGTCACCAAAAAGGCTCGCGAGACTAAATGTCCTCGTCGTGGTATGGTGGCTCGTGCGATCGTTCCAAAGGAGGCTTTTCCATCAAAGTTCAGGCGATGCCATTCGGTAGTGAATCTTCCCGTTTTACGAAAGACCTTTTGTACCGTATCGATTTTGGGAATTCCTTTCGGAGGAAGCAGTCTATCATCTTGTAGACCTGAATAGAGAATGGTTAATAGGCTCGCCGAAGACATCTCTCTATACAAACGAGGAAAGTTCTAAGTGGGGGCGCCTAAACTCACACGACATCGACACTGTATGCCTAAACTCGTCGTCTTTGATTTCGACTATACCCTTGTCCCCTTCGACTGTGACAAGGATAGGGTCGCTCCCTTTGTCCCGATTGAAGACTATGATCGTATGCTCGTGCCGTCGGATTTGGCCAGGCTTGCTCCGTTTACACCCATTGACAAGTATATTCTGGATTGTTATGGAAGGCCGGCAAATCCATATCAGGATGTGCCGGCGATTCTGGGATATTTAGTTGATGAGGGAATTCCTTTCGCTATCGCATCACGGAATCCGAGTGCAAAAAGTATAGAAGCTCTCCTGCGCGTGATCTTGGTGCCGACAAAGTATGGGATACGAACTGCATGGGACTGTCTTCCTAGTCGTGACTACTTTCAGGCCTATAGCAGCGGCCTTACGAATGCGAAAGACAAACACTTTGCCGCCATTCGCCGCGCATCCAATATCCTCTATGCAGATATGCTCTTTTTCGATGATCTCTATGAGAATATTAAGTATGCGGAAAGGCAAGGTGTCACCAGTGTCCAGGTGGTAGGAGGATTGACATGGAAACTCTTTTGGTATGGGGTGGGAAAGCAAATGACACCCCCAAAACCCCTGCCAGCCTATATCTGTACACCCCCTGAGCAAACCCAGACGTCGATGCTCTAATCCATATAAATATGACTCACCAGTCCATTTTGATAGCGCAGCCAGTTCAGACGTATCACATAGACTAAGACCTCCCACTCTTTATTGAGTTCCCCCTCAGGATGTTTCACCGTGAGGGCAAGTTTTACACTTTGTAACTTGGATGCATTTGCTGTCCCTGACGGTTGATGCATCCCAGGTGTTTTAGAAAAGGAATACCCATAGATGAACTGCGAATAGGCGGCAATCCCTCCCTTGTGGAGATACCCAATGTGTTGACGAAACCACTGCTCTTCCTTTTGCACAATCTCCGTTCCATTCAAATAAATGGACGCCTTGACTAAGAGGGGAAGTTGAGGATTTGTCACAGGATCAAATTCCTGCGCAGTAATGGAAGAATAGTTTGTATAATCATTCTGCATAGAATTCGCCTTTCGTCGAATGACCCACAGAATTTCTTCCATGGGATGATTGATTTCCAAGGGAAGTTGCACACTAATATAATCTTCCGCCGAGGATGTCACACTATACTTTAACGGTTCCAGAAAGGTAAAGGACTCGACATTTCTCACGAGGGATTCAAAGGGAGAGCGGAGAATCGCCTCGCGAATAGATCCATTTGTATTTGCGGTATAGGTAATGAGCTGGATCTTCTTGAAGCTGGGGGCGGCCAAGGAGGTCTGAATGACGCGAGGAGTATTGCCGCTCAAATCCGATCCACGATCAATGACGGCGATCTGTTTCCCCAGGGGTGTATTTCCCGCAATACAGCTATCATACTTCGTTTCTGCTTGCAGCCTACTCATGACGCACTGATCAAAGGGACGAAGGGTGAGATGGAGTTTGACAGAACCGGGTTTGGTCGCGAGAAGGGGAAATCCTTCACTCAAGGCGATGCGTTGGAAAAAGAAGAGAAGGGGGATGCAAAGAGTTCCTGATTCGGTAGGAAAGGGGCTGGTCGAAGGGTGCGTATACGGAAAGGCGCGTTGTCCTAATCCATCGATGGCAATCCCATAGCGGGTTTGTATATCTTGATTCAATCGTCCATAGATATTTATAAAGTCCCCATCCACGCGTTCGATCGTCACTCCATTCACCTCTAACTCAGCCTGTTGAACGATGACAGTTCCTAGATTTGGTGCATAGTTCCATATGGGTTGTCCAGGGGCATATATGTACTGTCCTGTCTGAAAGCGAGCCAAACTTGTATCATCTAGCCAATGTCCAAGTTCTAGTTGTACAAAGGTTGACATGAGAATATCGCCACATCCAACGGAGGGGACATCAAAGGTAAAGCGTTGTCCAAATGCCGTTGGACCACGGAAAGGGAATTGTTGCAGGGAAAGAGTAAAGGGCTGTACTTTTCTGTCGGGAGTGGGTAGCCACCACGTCGCTAGAGCATCGAGCGGGAAGAAATGATTATCCTGGAAATCTCGAGGGGTCAAATCGAGAAGGGTCGTTATATCAGATCCAAAGCGAACAGAGTCCATACTCGTCTACTAAGGAGTTGCTTAGACCCTGGGGATCTAAACGGTTGGAGGGGATATCTAAACTCTGGAAGCATCTGACTCCTAATGGACACTGTAGCATCAATATCCCTGATGTCAATGATGTCGGGTGCGATCATGTATATCATGTCAATGATTCCTTGGACAGCGATCTTTATTTTGACGCGCCCCCTCGGCTTATATTTGTATGTCTTGAGGGAAAAAGAATCCTGTACAAATATTCAGAAAAAGGTACAGAATCAGTGCAGTACCTTGCTGGATGGAGGAAAGGGAAATGGATATGCCATAGGCTATTGGTTTTTCCTCAACTTGCAGTCTTCTGAATTTGATAGTATGAATGCGACTCTTATTTGTACAAAAGCCACGTATGAGCGATTGATTGCTGATGAAGACGACGACGATGATCGTGTTGAGCAAATCCTTCCTCGAATTGAATCCATCGAATCTGAAGAGAAGATCGGGCTTCTTGAACGATATGGTACGCCAAAACATTATTATTACCGAAAGAGGGATTTCACGCTCGATAAGGAGGAACGGCCTGAGCAGACGGCCATTCTGGATCAACTTGAGCGCGATCTGAAGCGGCAATCGTATCAATGCATCCTTTTACACGGAAAACAGGGCACGGGGAAATCAATGTTGGGATTATTTTTAGCAAGACGGTTAAAGGGTACGTTTTGTAATACGATGAATCCCTTTGAGGCAGGAGATACCTTGGCAAATGTCCATAGTCAAGCAGATACCACGAAGAAGAATCCCCTGATTCTGATGTTCGATGAGATCGATGTGTATCTGAAGAAAATTGCCGTTGGAATTCCTGCGCATAAAAACTTGGATATTATGGTGAAAGATAAGGCATCTTGGAACCGTATGTTAGACAGTATTCAGCGAGGAATGTTCAAGAACCTCATTTTGATCTTGACCACGAATGAGACGCCAGATTCCATTCGTTCTATCGACCCCTCTTACATCCGTCTTCCCCGCGTGAATCGGATCGTTGAGCTAAAGGATGTGATTTTTCCCGAAGGTGACGAGGCGGCGGAAAAAATTGATGCGCCCTCTCCGCCCTGAGCTAAGTCCTATCATGCAGCAGGTCTACGTTGACGCAATGCACTCTTTCGACAGTCAGAAGCTGCGTAACTACATGGAGAACATGTACTCATTCGACGTTCTGAAGCTGCGCAACTACAATGACTACTTTGTCTATATTCAGTTTGCGTATGCTATGCTCTATCTTACCGTGGCGTCCTTTCTTCTCATGACCATCCTTGTCATGGAGAAGAGGTGTAAGGAGGCCTATCCTCTATGCGAGCTCGCGATATCTCATGCTGAGGTGGATTCTGATGAGATTCCTGAGTCCGAGGCAGAGCCAGAGGCTGAACCAGAGCCAGAGGCAAAGCCAGAGCCAGAGCCAGAGGCAAAGCCTCAGACCTGTGCAAACGAGTGTTGCCCCATCGGCCAGAGTTTCAAGACGTATTACGCAAGCTTCAGCGATGAGGATCTTGAGGAGAAGCGCCTGAGTCTGCTGAGTCAGTGTGATGAGGTAGGGAATGAGTATCGCAAGGCAAAGGAGGAGCTTGCTAGCCTAGTCAAGAGGGTAGAGCATGGAAAGATGAGGAGTACACACCTTATTTCATCCTATGAGCGAATCGAGGAGATTTGCCAGCTGCGAGCGGTTCGCGAGAAGCTCAAGCACCATTCTCTAGCAGAGATTCACAATATGCATGATGCCATTGAGAAGTGGAAGCCATTTGAGTATGCTCCAGAGGGGTTGTATCCCTTTCAGAAGGATATTTGGCAGACAGCCATTGTGGATGAGATTTGCGCCAGATCAAAGACAGCATAAACGTTCAGCGCGTAGATGATATATGTATACTCTGGAAGTGTATGCTCGCAATCAATATGAATTAGCGGACATTACCTCTTTTTTACAGAAGAACCATGTTGTCTATAAGAATAGCAGCACACCTCGGTTGAACGAGAGTCGTTTTTTTGCCCGATATGCGAAGGATGAGTACCATACTCCCTCGTCTGAATTTAAAGTTATTTGTGGCAGAGAACATCTGAATAAACAGGGACAGTTGCGAGGAAGTGATATGTTTACGTTTCTTCACCAACAACTTGTGAATCCGAACTGTTTCTTTCTGGAGGGATTAATGAAGACACCTGAATATTTGGCGACGCAAGATCTAGAGAAAGAGTACAATACCTAAGTATGAAGTATTTAGTTGTCTCAACGCTCCCTCATTACTGCGCCTGTATCCCCTTACTCAACCCTCGAATGGTTCTCTATATAGGTGTAATATGCGTATCCTCAACGTTTTCGGTTCTCTATCATCTGTATCAAGAATCAAATACTGTTATTACAGTACTTGATTATTGTATGGCAGGCATATGGGTTATATATGATCTGCGTATGATCAACCCGAATGCGAAGAAGATGTATTTGTATTTGACCTTCATCCTTTTTTGTATCAATGTGTGTATTCCGTACAATGAGTACTATCCTATGTATCACAGCGGTTGGCATCTGCTCAATGCTGGGAAATGTCTGTATACGACCCGCCTGGTTGAACGGAGATCGAAAGTCGTTTCGGTATAAAGGTGTCTTTACGCATATGATGTATGAACACGTTGGCGTTCCGAGGTATGCAGCAAGGATATCCTCATCCAAGGCTTGAATTTAATTGGCCGATTGGGAAAGAGATACCTGCGGATATTCGTCGCCTGAACATCCATGAGTTTTATCTTGCGGTACAATTGGCGGCCAAATGTATCAATCATATCAAAGGAGATTCTGTTGACCTTGCTGAGCTGTCAGACCGATTCACAACCTCTTTAGCAGATTTACGAATTGAACACTTAAGTGAATTTGATCACTTACGAGATCATGTTACGAATGAACGGGTTAAGATTGTCGAGGAGTTACGGGGGATCACGAGACGTCTGGATGCACTGAAGAGTCGTCTTGAGGCACAGCCACAGCCACAGCCTCAGCCACAGCCTCAGCCACAGCCTCAGCCACAACAGCAGCCTCAAGTTCAACAGCAGCAGCCACAACAGCAGCCACTGCCACAGCCTCAAGTTCAACAGCAACAGCAACAGCAGCAGCCTCAACCACCGCCCAAACGCGGTCGTGGTCGTCCTAGGAAGTCAAGCGCTTCAGTATGTTAGGAGCATTCTCCATCTCAAGACTGGTATAGTCTGCCGTGACGAGCCATACCATCTCTGTTTCCTGAATCTCTGTTATAGGAAGAGTGTCATCCAGATACAGATGTGCCCCTATTTCAATCGGCGCCCCTGTCTTTGGTGTCACAAAGATAACGAGAAGCGCATTCGTCATATCGCGTCCACGAAAGCGCCGTCGAACGGCAGAACGCCGCCCCGCATCCCAACGAATTGTCACCATATGTGAGAAGGCTTCGTCTCCAGTATAGACCCCTAAGATCCGCATATCCTCATACATCGCCAGAATGGTCTCTCTCATTACACACATTCCATCACTGACTTTAGACCTAGAAGAGATCTAACGTCATACACCGAACAGATCCACCAGATCGTTCAAATTCCCTCGTATCGACTTCGCGCACTGTCAATCCAGTGATAGATTCTAAAGCACGTTTTGCCTTAGGATCTGTTATCTTATGTGTAACTAAGTGTTTCCCATCAACTATGGAATTCAAGCAAAAGGAGTCAGGAGTATCAAGTACATGCACTTTCCCAATAAACTTCCGCATGGCCTCAATACTTTTACGACTAAAGGCGCGTTTATGAACAATACACTCATTCCCAAGGTCTAACATTGCTACGTCTAAATGGTAGTAATCCGCTGACTCTAACGGAACAACAAGGATCTTTGGTGGCTCGACGCCATACCCTCGATACACGCGATCAAGAATCCTCTGTAACACGACAAAACTCTGCTTGGTTGACCGATGTCCGTATCCTCCAATAGCTTTTTTCCCCCCATCAAACCATTTCAATTCGGCCTGTCCTTCAAACGGAGGACCCGTAAAGGGGATCGTCTTCCATCCCATCTCGTGAAAGATACGGGTTAAATACGGAAGTTCTCTCTGTCGCTGAGGATATTTCATATTGGGTAAAAGAATGACTCTCTCGGGAAGTCTTGGCAGACAGAGTCCTCCATTTGCCACAAAGACCAAGTCAGGCAAATTCTCGGCAATGACGGTATAGACAACGACCTTCCCTGTAAACTGTTTGATCAAGCTGCGATGTTCTTTCTCGACCCCTCGACCATCGACCGTATGATGTATATCAATGTAAGGATTTTGTTTATCTTGCATTGATGTAATTTCAAACGTAGTTGGTTCGATACATAGGCGTATCATCTACTCTACACCTACAAACGAGGAGCCCTTTTGTGGGTATTCTTTCTGGTATTCTTTCTGGTATTCTTTCTGGTGTTCTTTCTGGTCCTAGACTTGCGGCCACCTCTCATCCCACGATTCTCTTCAGATGCTGCAATAGCAAGTGCTCTAGAATTACTCATTGGTCCCTCAGTACTTCCAAAATTATTAGCTGCCTCTGGTAATTCTAGTGGTTCATCGCGGCCACATTCACCTTCCCTTACTTCAACTAAATTATGCTTTATTACATCGTCCTTATCTCTTGTTCCGTATCTACTAAAAGATTCTTCATCAAATGTACCTGTTTCATAATTAAAGTGATTAAAGTGAAATTCATAGTATGGCACTGACCTTCCAGAATTATTAGCAAGTGCCCTCCATGAATTTTTTATACCTGCAAATTTTCCAATACATTTATTCGTATCAGTATTCTTATAAATTCTTCCTTCAATAAGGGGCGCAGATCTCAAGGGTGAATTTTCTGGTAATGAGGTATTAGCATTAACAGGCATCTCTTATACTTATTCTGAAGAAATAAATTCCTTTCGCCGGATATTTAAAAATACGCAGCAGGTTGTTTCGTCGTAAAACACGTCCTGTTCACAGAGAAGAATTATAGACGAGGAGCCTGGCGGGTAAGAAAGGTCGTGGTGAATTTGACTGGCATGAAACACTCCTTAAAGATAGCGATCGCATCCTTCGGATTAAATGTCTTGCAGGAAAACACGTCCAAATACACTTCATCTGAATCCTCGCTAAAGTGGGCAGTGATGTTCGACGTCTCGATCAGTTGTACCAGAGTATATCCTTTCTGCCCGGATGTTCCAAAGCGAACAATCTGCGGTTCACCGTACGCCACCATATCAATCCCTTTAACCAATCTCTTCGCAAACTCGCGAATCCTTTCTTTCGAGCAAATGGCCTCGTGATCGCATCCTGCCGCATTAACAAGTAAGTGATATCCCCAGGATTTGCGTTTCCGCGTGACTCGCTTTGCCATCTACCCAGGGAGAATAATCCATTCCTTAGGAAAGAGATTCGGAACAGGAACCCCTTCCACCCTCGGCCAATCTCCTGTCGAAAAATACGAAGGATTGATCCATCGCTGAGGCACAATAATGCGATTCCTCGTCGCATGCGCCCCCAAGAACGCCCCCCACCAGCTAAAGGTGGAATTGGAACATACGGCTTCCGTACATAGCGTCAGCAACGCCAGCGTCTCCAGTTCATCTAATCCCCTAACCAGCTGAAATCGACTCTCCTGAAAAAAGGGCTGCGCGGCGACCCAGTCCATGTCGTCAGACACCACCAACACCTTTTGCACAGACAGCAAGTCCACTGCCCGTTGAAAGTATTCAATGGGTTGAACATAATGGATATGGGATGCGCGGATATAATCCCCTCGCCGAACATGGGCAAAGGCGTAGGTATCAGGATACATGGCCTTCACGCGGCAGCGATATGGCTCAAGACCTTTCAAAAGAAGGGCACGTACCTCATCTTCATAGGGAAGAATCGCGGGATAATACTGGAAATAGGATGAGAGGGACGTTCCTGGGCGAACCTGCTGAGGAGACCAGGCAGAAAATCCTTCAGGGGAAAACGGGGGGTAGGAAAGATCGGTGCAGTGAGTACCGAACCAAAAGATACTGTTCTTGTAATCCTCTTTAACCGTTTGATGGGCTTCACAGTTCATATCTTGTATATACAAGGGAACATTCAGCTCCTTTGCTGTTATATATCCCGCGACGACAATAAAAATCTGGTTGCCTAAGCCTCCTACACGGACAGGAAGAATGCCAGGGACAGGAATACCAGGTTCCATGGGTATTGACAGTTGAATTTGTTTATACCGTAGAAAGTTGAATCTTTCCCCAGAAGTAGAACGTGTCCGAATGTCCTGTCAGTGTGGAAATTCTGCAAGTTACAAGTGCGCGAACTGTAAAAAGCCTGTGTGCGATGATATCAGTTGCGGCATGGATACGGTAGATGGCTATTTATGCGGAGAGTATACTCAGTGGGGCTGTGGAAAGAAGTATACGACCTGCGATGAGTGCGAAGAGAAGGCGATCCACGAGGGAGATTTTGTCCAGTGTGACGAGTGTTCTCTGAGTATGTGTGAAACATGTGCAGAGGATGTCATCGCGCAATGCGACGGATGTGATACGCGAAAGTGCAAGGAATGCTCTCCAACCGTTCAGTGCAAGATCTGTGCCACAACCTTATGTACAGACTGTATGGAGGGAGGTATGGAGTGTGAGGCCTGCAAGGGGTCTATCTGCGAGGCCTGTATCGAGGAGCATGTGTGCGATGGAGAAGTTGAGGAAGAGGCTTAAAGAAGACTTCTATTCCTCTATTAGACCCAAGGGGGTGGTGGTTTTGTAGTTCAATGGTAGAACACACGGCTGTTAACCGTGTAACGGAAGATCGATACTTCCCAAGACCGGATTTTTTTGATAGACGTTTCGTCACTCAACAAAATTCCCTCTCACAAAATCAAAATCAAGGGGCGCCACGCGTATGGAGGTGAACTCTGTGGCATTCTTATTGAACTTCAACACATGTTGATGATTATTCCATGTAACAGATACCGTTCTAGTATCGAGTTGAACAAAGGTTCCTTCCCCCCAGGTCGTCTTTACCATAGTATCGAGAAAGTGAATGTAGCCCATGTCCCACGAGAACTTTTTTCCTAAATACACGGGTAACTCCATAGACGAGGGTGAACTCGGTGAGGGAGTCAAGAGTAACTCCTTGAAGAATTTACTCATTCGTATGTACTTATGATCAAAGTTACCAATAGGGTAGGAGAAATGGCAGACTGAGGCTGTATCTACATTATACACCTCGAGCATATCTTCATATAAACTCACGTGTGGAGCGAGGGCGACTGTATTGGCCAGTCCAGAGGTAAACACGTGAAAATTAATAAAGGGTTGATCGATCGCATAGGGTGGATTTGCCTTGTAATGGAAGGTATGTTTAAGTATACGCTGAAACAGATCTTTGTACACTTGAGTGCAGGGGAATAAAAGAGTTCCACTGTTCATTCCTTGGGTAGATGAATCAATCCAAGAAAAATCAAAGAATTGTCCACCAAAATTGGTGCTGGCCAACGTACCTGAACCTACCCCATAGAGTTTCTCTAGCGGAAAAGAAAAGATCGGGCTCACATCTCGTCGAATGATTATATCTGTATCAAGATAGAGAATTTTGTCATAATTATGTATCTCTGGCCACTCAAACACGTGTAATCTTGCACATGCAGCATCAAAAATGCTTGAACAAGGTAAGCAATGTAAGCGGCATGACACTCCAATGCGACGAAACAGAGTCTCAAGATCTTCTACAAAATCAACCGATGTTAAGACCAAGAGATCAACTGGAGAGGAAAAACGGGCGAACGAGAGGAGAAGCAGTTCAAGCAGGCGAATATATTTTTTATTATGAAACACACACATATAAATAAGATTCATTTATATAGATGTGTATATTTTTTCCCTGCGATTTCCGCATTTACCGAACAGGAGATGGGATTCCCCATGGTGGACTTGAGATATCATATGAATTTCCGCGTACCCAGTCTTGGGGAAGATATGCTTTATACGAAGATTTATACGGAGTCGAATGATATGCGAAATATGCCCCCCACCAACTAAATGTGCTATTGGGTATAATAGCTCCTCCCCAGCATGCTGCCATGATATAGAGAGCCATACATTCATTTGCTTCATCACATACAGTAAAGGATCTGGATGTATGCCCCTTCAGCAGAGTTTCTGCAGTTGAAGACTCGTTGGAAAGGACGAGAAGATTCGCATCGTCTGGAATATGGTGTAAGAGGTGGCGATGATATGACTTAGTTGTAACGTGATTTAAATTATTTATAGTACAATAATCCCCAAGACGGATATGAATAAACCATGTGTTCCGTCGTTCAGCCGTAGTTCTTAGTTTATACTTTTCTCGAATAGAACGTAGAGTATCATCGGAAAACATTGAAAACGACGGTAGAATAGAATAGCTGGGAAAATACTGTAGATTCTGTCTATATCCATGAATAATACTATTTGTTTCAAGTGAGGGAATATCTCGATAGAGATACCCAGAATTGGGATTTTCATAGATTGGTTTCGTATAGACAATATCGGTTATACGATCAAGTTCAGGAAATAGCTTGAGTATATTTGAATTATCCTGATGAGATAATCCTGTATTTGTATGTGTGTAGATGACAGGTTTACGATTCCATTTTTCTGCATATCCTAGAACAGACGCGAGTTGAAAGAGTCGATTTCCAATACCTCCTTCAAGAAAGCAAGAAACCCATGGAGTTGATGTTACCATGGGTGAAATATAGTTCCCCTTCTGGATATCATGATCCGCTGGCCGTGTTCGTACACTGGTATACGAGGTAAAGTCAGAGCTAAATGTAAAGGTATGATGATGGTTATTCCAGTAGACAGTATATACGCTTGGTTCAAGCATAGTATACCCCCCAACCCCCCAAGTTGTTCTTATGGTATCTTCTCCTAGAAATTCAACATATCCTCCACTAAAGGTAAAGAGTTTCCCCTTAAGATCCATTCTAATGACCTTTGACTTTTTCCTTTATATCTTAGTCAGAAAATCGACAGGACAGTAAGGCAAAGGGGTGTCCTTCCGTGGTATAGGATCGATTCGACTTTCCTTTCGTAAACACATCTAATGTCCCTCCAACCTCGACATACCTGTTGAGAGGATTTGCTTTCCAACAGAGGGGAATCCATACCTTGGACAGAGGTCCTGCAGAAAAGAGAATGAGCTCTCCTTTCTTGCCCGCAAGAAAAGAGAGTAGGCGTTCTGTAACCTGATCTGCCTGCTCGTCCCAGACATTTACTAATTTGCTATCAATGGGAAAAATCTCCTTGATGGGAAGTTCAGTGGTTAAGTGGCCAGAGGTCACACAGAAAAATCCAGGAGTATAGCTGCGTAAAAAGTCAGCAAAGGGTTTCCAGTTCGAGTTGCCAAAGATATTGGCGTAGGTACGTTGACCAAGAGGTACCTTGAATCGCTCAATAAAATCGGCATAGATTTCTTCTGTACAATTCCAGGGGAGTTTACACGTGTTACAGGGGATGCCAATATAGAGATTTGGATCTACCGTTTGAAGGGCGTTGAGGAGATCACGGTGTAAGCGCCCGCCTTCAGAGAATGTCCAGTGGTCGCAATTGGTGAGAGTCTTATTGAGAAGAACCATACGTTCTCCATCGCTAGGGCGGATCAAGGCAAAGGGAGTGCGAGAGGAAACTTTGGCGAGGATGGCGTCGAGGTGATCTCTCATGCTACCCTCGAGAGGAAGATTGGGTTGAGTTCCCAGCACAATCTCTTTTGCTGTGGGGGTCGTACCGAATTGATTAATCGTGTTTAAGGCATAGGCGTTCTGTCCTTCCTTTTCCCAATGCTGCTTTCCTATATGATTACTATAGATCATGGGGAAAAAGACAGTCTTATATCCAGCGGCAAAGTATTTATTGGCATAGTCTCGTTCAAAGAAGACATTAGGGCTGGTATAGTCTCCAAGCTCAAGAATGACGCTGGTGCGAACCATGGAGGGTTGAAGAGAATAATGTGGCCAGTAGCCGCAATTCTTTCCTACCAGTCCGTCGCGTTTCTCATGGAGAATGCAGTCGTTCAGATCAATTCCTCCAACACGTTCCATATCTTCATATATAACTCCATAGTTGCGATTAAAGACGACTTGATGAACGGACTGGTTTTTATATTTCTCAAGGAGGGTAATGGCATCCTTGACATAGGAACGCTGGCGAAAAAAGAGCCAATCATCTTCCATATGAATCCAGTATTGGGGCTTGACTTCCTTTAGCTTTGCCCAAATAATATTCATGCTTTCGCGGTGTCCCTTTTCTTCAGGAGTTTTCATATAGTAATGAAAAAAGGGGAATTGCTCAATCATGGCGGCTCGGTCGAGCTGGCTTGAGTTATCATCGACGCAGAAAAAGTAATCCACCTCGTCAATATCCGTCCACGTGTTTAACATAGAACGGATTGTCTTCTGAAACAGGTCGAATCGTTTACATGTCGTCACCGTGAGCATGATTCGTATAGGTCTTTCCTTTCGAGTGATCTGGCGAGGGGAGAGGAGGGCGTCATCACAGGAACGAAGATAGGTGTACAGGATCTTATGCTGTGCATCTTGAAGGTTGATTCCATTTGCCCTGGTATATTCTACATAACTGAGAACCGACTGGACATACTCGAATGTCTTAGGAACAGCAGAAAGAAAGAATTGTAGATTGTGCATAACATTTTGGATCCACCAAGCGGGGGCGAGGAATTTATGAGTTATGATACTCGTGAACATTTTTGCACAGATGGCATAGTCTTTGCAGCGTTCAGCCACAATAATCATATAGTAAGGAAGGTAAAAGTCAGGATCACAGCGTCTGACAAAGAGTTTTTCTTGAATGGAATCGGTGGCATACTCGTTCTCATAATACGATTGTATACCCTTGTAATACATGAGAGCCACCTGGGGGAGACCAGCATTGAGATAATACTTGACGAGTCTGGTTACACATTCAACCCGTCTTGAATCGTAGCGAAAGGATTCAACCAGATAAAAGAGGCCTTCCTTGGGTGTGGACAGAGCCTCATATTGATCAAAGATTTCCAGGCATGAAATGTATTGTTCCTGACACCAAGTCTCAAAGGTAAGGACTTTTTTATAGAACTCAATAGCCTTTTCCTTTTCTCCTGCAGAAAGGTAGCTTTGTGCACAATAAAAGGCATAGCGTTTGTATAGGTTGTCATTGGCTTCGAGGGTTTCATAGTAGGCTTTTTCAAGGATGAGGGCATCTTTCTCATATTTCTTCGGATCCTTACTTCTTGCCCCTCGGCGTCCAGAGACAAAGTGATAGTCTCCCAGAACATCTTGAGGATCATCACAAGGATCGATAGCGGCTACGCATTCATGAAGGACACCAACATACTTCCAGCGCTTTCGATTATTGAAGAGTTGACCTCTACGGTATTGAGTTGAGCCCCGTGCCCCGAAAGTGAAGCGATACCAATCCTTTGTTAAAGGGGGAAGGATAAAGTTCCCTACGATTTCATCGTCAGCATCCCACACAAAGGCATAATCTGATGTATTATAGGCCATCTCAAACGCGAGAGTGCGATTATGACCGAAATCTTTCCACTCATGACGATGAATAGCTCCCGGAATGTTTTCACTTGCAAAGAATGATTCTATTTCTGAAATGGTATTATCAGTTGATCCGGTATCACAGATACACCAGGAGTCAAATCGTATATACGTAAGAAGATGTTTTAACGTATCGCGAATGAGATGTCCTTCATTCTTGACAATCATGGTCAAACATATGGACATTTCTTGTGGGAGGGGGGAAATTCAATGGAGAAGATATACGCGAGGAAAAATGTGGGGGGGATGTAGTAGGTATGGAGAGTGCCTCAAGTTCATTATCAACAATTCCTGAGGATATGGAAACATATTCAAATTCAAATTCAAATAATAAGGAGGAAACAGATGATATGGAATCCCAGACATCTAATATTCCTGCATCTCAACCAGCTCAGGCAGCTCAGGCAGCTCAGGCAGCTCAAGCAGTTGCTGCATCACAGCTATCTAGTATGGGTGGATCTTCACAGCCTTTTGGTGGGGGTGGATCTTCACAGCCTTTTGGTGGGGGTGGATCTTCACAGCCTTTTGGTGGGGGTGGATCTTCACAGCCTTTTGGTGGGGGTGGATCTTCAC